AAAAAGGAAAATAAAAATGTCATCAGAACAGATAACGGAGCAAACAGCTTCGCCTGTAGAACAGACACAAACTACAGAACCAACAGCAACAATAGCTAGTGTTGCAAAAACAGATACACCTGTATCACCAACAACAGAACAACCAGTAGCGGCTAAATCTTGGAAGGAAGCAATTTCTCAAGAGTTTAGAAACGATCCAAACATAGAAAAGTTTACAGAGATAGATGCACTTGCAAAGTCATATATCAATGCAACACAAATGATTGGTAAAGATAAAGTTGCTGTACCAAATAAAAACTCAACTGAAGAACAATGGAATGAAGTATTTGATAAATTAGGTAGACCAGCTTCCGCTGATAAATATGCTTTAGATGTTAAATCTGATGTTGTTCCATTAAATGAAGGAGATGTAAAACAATTTGCTGAGAACGCACATAAGTTAGGTTTAAGCAATAAACAAGCTCAAGGTGTTTTAGAGTTTTATAAAAATAATATGGAAAGTAATGCTCATCAATCTAAAGTTGATACAGAAACTTCTCAAGTTCAAGCTGAACAAGAATTAAGAAAAGAATGGGGAAGAGACTTTGAAGCAAATGTTAAAAGAGCTGGAGCATTAGCTAAAGCTAATTTAAACACAGAGATACTTGATCTTGAACTTAAAAACGGCATGAGAGTAGGAGATCATCCAGAGATGATTAAAGGATTTGCTAAGATTGCAAGTTTATTAACTGAAGATAAAATTATGTCTCCAGAAGATGAAAACGCATCTAAAACAAGTGATATTGAATCAGAAATATCTTCAATCATGGATAACAAAGATGGTCCATATTGGAACAAGCAACATCCAGATCACGATAAATTGGTACAACAAGTTTATACGTTAAGAGAAATGCTGACTAAATAAAAATTTTAACCCCTTGTTTTTTTTTATAAATTAAGATAAGGGGTTATTAATAGGACAATTCGCAAGAACCCTTTTGACGAGAAGGAATAGACTTCTAGTCTAAAAGACTTAAAATCCAAGAGAAGCCTACTTATTTTAAGTGGATAACCTTTCTGTTTTAATAATAATAATAACAATAAATGGAGAGACAATTATGTCATCACAAATAACAACAGCTTTTGTACAGCAGTATTCTGCTAACGTACAAATGCTATCTCAACAAATGGGATCGTTATTAAGAGACAAAGTTCGTGTTGAATCTGTAGTTGGGAAAAATGCATATTTTGACCAAGTGGGTTCAGTAACTGCTCAACTTAAAACAAGTAGACATTCAGACACTCCGCAAATAGACACTCCTCACTCAAGAAGAAGAGTATCTCTTGCAGATTATGAATTTGCTGATTTAATTGATCAACAGGACAAAGTAAGGCTCTTAATTGACCCTACATCGTCTTACGCACAAGCCGCTGCTTACGCAATGGGGAGAGCAATGGATGATGTTATTATATCTGCTGCAACTGGTACTGCCTACACAGGTGAAACTGGTTCAGGAACAGAAACTGCACAAACTGCAATCGCAGCTAGTGTTGGTTCAACTACAGGATTAAACATTCCTAAATTAGCGAAAGCTAAAGAGACGTTTGATAAATCTGATGTTGACCCTTCTATTCCAAGACACCTTATCGTGTCTCCGGAGCAGATTAATAATCTTTTAAACGTAACAGAAGTTACAAGTTCAGATTTCAATACTGTCAAAGCACTCGTGCAAGGCGATATTGATACTTTTCTTGGCTTCAAATTTACAGTTTCCAATAGACTTGCAAAGACTGGCAATGACAGAACTTGCATCGCTTTCGCACAAGACGGAATCACTCTAGGAATTGGTAAAGATGTAAATGCAAGAATAGACGAAAGAGCAGACAAATCGTATGCTACTCAAGTTTACTACTGCATGAGCATTGGAGCTACTAGAATGGAACAAGCGAAAGTTATTGGTATAACTTGTACAGAAGCATAATAGGAGGAAAATATGGCTACAGTTTATTCAATACAAAAGACTAAATGGGATCAAAATGTTCCTTCTGAAAAAATAGAGACTACAGAATTAGCAGGTAGAGTAAGAGTTGCTTTCGCAGAATACGAAGCAGCTTCTCTAGCGATTAATGATGTTATCCAAATGTTTAATTTACCTAACGGTGCAAGAATTGTATCTGGTAGATTAGCACATGATGCTTTAAATAGTTCAACTCAATTATCAGTTGGTTATGCAGCACATACTAGTTCAGCGGGTAGTACCGTTGCTTTAGATGCTGATGCTTACAAAGCGGCAGCAAGTTCTGCGTCTGCTTCAGCTGCTAATGTGGCGAACACTATTGCATTAGGAGAAAACTCTATTGTAGATGCTAATAAAGACGGTTTACCTGTCTCTATTACTCTTACAGGAGCAGTTGCTAGTGGAACGATTCAGCTTACAATGTTTTACGTTGTAGACTAATCTAACATTAGTTAAAAAATTTTAGAATTTTAGGCGGTGAAAGCGAGAGTGGAAGCCGCCTAGAATGTTTTAAGAAAAGGAATTTTATATATGGCATCAGTAGTAGATATTTGTAACGGAGCATTAAATCAACTAGGAGCTACTACAATACTTTCATTGACAGAGGATTCTAAAAACGCAAGACTTTGCAATGCAAGATACACTCAAGTAAGAGATGCATTATTTCGAACACACCCATGGAATTGTTTGCAGGTTAGAGCATCATTAGCAAAAGATTCAACAGCTCCAGCTTGGGGTTTTACTTCTCAATTTACACTACCTGCTGATTGTTTAAGATTATTATACATTATAGATTATGATTCTAACTACAAAGTAGAAGGAAGAAAAATTTTAAGTAATACAGCTACAATGAAAATTTTATATGTTTCAAGAATTACCGACCCAAATGAATATGATGAATTACTAAGAGAAACATTATCAGCTTCTTTAGCGGCAGATATTGCTTATGGAATCACATCATCTAATCCTGTTTCAATAAACATGAACGAGTTATTTCAAAATAAATTAAGAGATGCTAGATTTGTAGATTCTACCGAAGGTCAAAACAATTCACCTGATCTTGGAATGACAGATTCTATAGATGCTAGTACCTTTATTAACTCAAGGTACTAATCAATGGCTAGAGTTGCAGTACAACTTACTAACTTCACCGCTGGTGAACTTTCTCCACGATTAGATGGTCGTAATGACTTATCTAAATATTCATCTGGTTGCACTAAATTAGAAAATTTTATTATCTATCCTCATGGAGCTGCTGCTAGAAGATCAGGAACAAATTTTGTAGCTGAAGTTGCAGATAGCGATAACAAAACAAGGTTAATGCCTTTTGAATTTTCTACTACACAAACTTATATGTTGGAATTTTCTAATTTAAAAATTAGAGTTTTCAAAGATAGCAGTACAGTTTTTGAAGGTAATAAAACTATTACTGCAATTACAAAAGCTAATCCAGCAGTAGTTACTTCTAATGGTCATGGTTACAGCAATGGTGATGAAGTTAAAATTAGAAATGTTGTAGGTATGACAGAAGTTAATGAAAAAAGATTTTTAGTTGCCGGTAAAACAACTAATACATTTGAATTAACAAATAAAGATGGAACTGCTATTAATAGTACAGGTTATACTACTTATGGTTCTGGCGGAATAGTTAATAAAGTTTTTGAAATTACAACACCTTATACAACTGCACAACTTTTTGATATTAAGTTTGTTCAATCAGCTGACGTTATGTATCTTTGTCATCCATCACATCCAGCAGCTACATTATCAAGAACAGGAGATATTAGTTGGACATTAGAAGATGTTGTTTTTACTAAAGGACCATTTCAAGATGCTAATATTACCACAACAACTTTAACTCCATCTTCAGCAGCTATAGGTTCAAGAACAATTACAGCTTCAGCAACAACAGGTATTAATAATGGTTCTGGTTTTTTATCTACTGACGTAGGAAGATTTATTTATTTTAATAGTGGTTATGGAAAAATAACAGCTGTTGGTAGTACAACAAGTATTACAGTAGATGTTACAATAGCTTTTGCTAATACTAATGCAATAACTGCTTGGCAATTAGGATCATTTTCTAACACTACAGGTTTTCCATCTTGTGTTACTTTCTTTGAACAAAGATTAGTATTTGCCGGAACAACTAACCAACCTCAAACTGTATTCTTTTCTAAGTCAGGAGATTATGAAAACATGGATGCAAACATTGGTGGTACAGTAGCTGATAGCGATGCTATTATTTATACTATTGCATCTAATCAAGTTAATGCAATTAGATTTATGACAGCAACTAGAACTCTAGTGCTTGGAACAGCAGGTGGTGAGTTTACAGTATCAGGAGGTGGTACAGATAGTGCTATTACACCAACAAATATATTAATTAAAAAACAATCTAACCATGGTGCAGCTAATATAGATTCTATTGCAGTAGGTAACGTAACTTTATTTCTTCAACGTGCTAAAAGAAAAATTAGAGAGTTAGCTTATAACTTTGATGTTGATGGTTACATTGCACCTGATATGACAATTCTTTCAGAACATATTACTGAAACAGGCATAACACAAATGGCTTACCAACAAGAACCTAATCAAATCATTTGGGGAGTTCGTACTGATGGTGAACTTATAGGTTTAACTTATCAAAGAGAACAAGAAGTTTTAGCTTGGCATAGACATATTTTTGGTGGTCGTTTTGGTAATGCGACAATTACAGTTACTGATTATGCAAACATAGCAAATGGTACAAGAATAATTTTAACAAAAGCAGATGGTACAACGACAACTTTTACATCCGCTACATCTTCTACAACTGGTAAATTTCATACTGCAACAAGTAATAATCAAACAGCAACAAATTTAAAAACATTAATAGATGCTGACTCTGATTTTACAGCAACAGTTGCTAGTAATGTAGTTACGATTACAGAGACATCGCCATTGTCTACAGGATTTTTAACTATTACATCTTTAGATGATTCTACTCGATTAGCAAAAACTGATGAAGGTAAAGCAGTATGTGAAAGTGTTGCTGTTATTCCAACTGATGATGCAGAATATCAAACATGGGTAATTGTTAAAAGAACAATTAATGGTTCTACAAGAAGATTTGTAGAGTATATTAATAATTTTGATTTTACAACAACAGACAATACAACATTTAATTTTTTAGATAGTGCTTTAGCTTATAGCGGTTCAGCTGCTACAACTATGTCAGGTTTAGATCACCTTGAAGGACAAACAGTTTCTATATTAGCAGATGGTGCAACACATCCTGATAAAACAGTAGCAAGTGGATCAATTACATTAGATCGTTCAGCAACTGATGTTAAAATAGGTTTAGCTTATAAATCAATATTACAAACAATGAGACTTGATGCTGGTTCTCAAAATGGAACATCACAAGGTAAGACAAAAAGAATATATGAAATTACAATTAGATTATATGAGTCTATTGGTGTTGAGGTTGGAGAGTCTTTAGATAATATGGAAAGAATACCATTTAGAACATCATCTGATCCTATGGATGAAGGTATACCTGTGTTTACTGGGGATAAAGCTGTAGAATTTAGAGGCAATTACGATACTGATGGATTTATATTTGTTAGACAAACTCAACCTTTACCTTTAACTATATTATCACTATACCCGGATTTACAAACTAATGATTAATAAATTAAATATAGTTCCTTATACTTTTGAACATGGAAGATTTATCTTTTCTTGCCAAGCTAATTATAAAATTTTAGAAAGTGATGCTGAATTTGTAACCCTACAGGGTGATGCTAAAAATTTAGAACAAAAGAATCTAGCTTTTACAGGATTAATAAATAATAAACCTATATTTTCAGCAGGTATGAAAATGGTTTGGGGTCAAGTTGCTGAAGGTTGGGTTATTGCTACAAATGAAATGTGGAAATATCCTTTAGCCACAGCGAGAGCTATCAAAAAAGATTTTGCTAGAGTTGCAAAAGAACATAATATACAAAGAGTACAAACAGGTATTAGGAAAGACTTTAAACAAGGTATTCGATTTGCAGAATGGCTAGGTTTAGAAAGAGAAGGTTTAATGAGAAAATGGGGATTTGACGGATCAGATCAATATATGTATGCGAGGTTATTTTAATGGGAGTAGAAGCAGCAATATTTACAGCAGCAATGGGAGTTGTACAAGCCAAGCAGCAAGGTGCTATTGGTAAGTATAATCAGAAAGTTGCAAATAGAAATGCAGATATTGCAGAAAACGAAGCAGCACAGATTAATGACCAAGCTGAATTTGATATTGCAAGATTTGACCAACAATTTAGAAAAACAGTAGGATCAGTAGAAGTTGCTTTAGCAAAATCTGGTGTTGTAATAGATAGTGGTTCAGGAGCAAGAGTTACAGAAGCTAATCAATTAGAAGCTGAGATGCAAAATAAAATTACAAGATATAATGCTGATGTTGGAGTTGCTAAAAAAATGGAAGAAGCAAATTTTTCAAGAATACAAGGACAAGTTGCTAGAAATGCTGCACGTTTAGCACAAATTCAAACTATCAGTAAAGCTGGAAGTAGTTTATTAAGTATGAGTAGTTTTGGTCCAACTAATACTTATAATCAAAATAGTGTTAATACCGGTATACAAGCTAACAGGGATGATTTTTAATGCCAAAAATACCTACATTCACATCTGAAGCAAGACCTACAGCAGAAGTTGGAAGTGTTAAATCTAATTTACAAATTCCTTTATCTCAAACTTTAGCTAATGCTGTT